TTGTACTATTTTTATTATTGTATAAACCAACGTTGCTATTATTAGAAGTCCTTGTAGAGCTTCATTAATCTCTGCTATTGTTATCACATACACTGAAATTCCTAATACTGTTGGTTCAAATCCATTCATTTTATTTTATTTTATGGAACAGGATTCCAATTATCACCTCCAAATGCTATAACTCCATTTCTATCTCCATTAGTGTTACAAGCATAGGTGTCAGTATTTAAAAGCACTCTTTTATTTGTTCGCCAATCTGCTCTTATATACTCACCTGTGGTTAAATTAAATGTAGATGATTCTTGGTAAACATTAGTAACATCTCCACTATCCCACCTAGGTAAGTCTGTTCCTGATGTCCTGAAACTTTCATCTAACCATAAAGTATTTAAATTACCTAAAATAAATATACTGCTAGGGTCAAAGTCAGCACTTAAAATAGTTCTTGTAGATGTTGAACCATTTCCAGTATAACTTTGATATTTGCAAAAACCTGAAGCACTAGCAAAAGCTATACATATATATGTATTAGAAGTTTTTCCTCCTGGATTTTGGTTATCTACAGTTATTGTTGATGAATTAGCAGTCCAAGTTCCTACATTTTCAGCTGGTCCACTAAATATTCTACTGTTTGTACTGCCTCCCCTTCTCCATTCTTGTTGAGAACCTTCATTATGATACCTATATAAATCCCCTTGCATACCTTTACTACCTGTTCCAGATGTATAATCTTCTAACAGTGCAATAATTACATATTGTGGAGTAGTTCCAAGTCCGTGTCCAAAAGTAGCAGTTGTAGTTCCATTACCATTAAACTTAATTTTAGATATACCAAAATCTGGATTTGCCCAAACAGTTGATGTAAGTGAGCCATCTGTATTAGTAACTCCAGTATCACTTGTTTTAAAACAATAACCTGTAAATTGTTGAGCATTATTATTAACTGCATATTGAGTTTCAGAGTTATAATGTATATCAAAACCAGTACTATTCCAAGTAAAACAATTACTAGAACTTTTTATCCAACTTGATGATTGTTTCATAAAGTTTTTTCTACCTAAAATATCTCTATCTATAATATATGAATTAGAAGAAGCTTGGCTTACACCTCCTTTTGGGTGAATAATTGCTAAATCAGGTTCAAATCCAACATCAATTGTTCTATCTGTAGTTCCTCCACCAGTGTACTCAAAAGCACCACCTTGATAGCCTACATCAGCAGCTCCACCTGCTATTAATCTTTTAGATAAACTCATAACTTACTACACTTTTTTTAGTTGATAAAGCATTTATTTCAGATTCTTTTGTATTGTGGTCTGATAATATTGCTGCTCTTGCATCTTGTATGTCTTGTGGAATATCAATACTTCTTTCAGCACTCCTTATTACATACCAATCTGTTTCTGCTAACTTCTTATTAGTGTAGTCTCTTAATGATTCTATTTTGTTTTCTTTTAATTCAGCTAAAGTTTCATTAAAAGTAATATCTTCAACACTATAAGTAAACACTTCATTGTCTTTATCAAAATAAATGTCACCAAGAGTTTGAACTGCATTATCATAATCAGGACTTACTACATCATAGAAACCATACTCTTTAGCTTCTTCATCTGAAAGAGTATTAAATCCTCCAATTATATTACCCCAAGATTTAGGTAGTTTACTATATATTTTAATTTCTCCGTTTATTTCTATTGCTTTCATATTATTATGGTGTTGGGTCACTAGCATAAGCTGCTACTGAATAATGATAAATTTTACTACCTGATGAATCATCTGTACAAACTATTTGAATTAAATTGTTTGTTGAGCCATCATATGCTGTAGTTCCTACTAAATTAAAAGTAGAACCTGTTTCACTAAAGGTGATTGTAAAGTTTCCTGTTAAGATTAAATCTATTACTTGTCCTTGTACTGCATTGCTAAATGTAAATGTTGCATTTCCACTTGCAGTTGCCGTAAATGTTGTTGCTGCACTGAAATCCAAACTAAAAGAAGTTCCAGAACCTAATGCACTTAATGCAGTATATCTATCCTCTAATTTAGCAAAAGTTATATTGTCATCTGCTATGTGTACTGTGTCAATTGCTCCATCAACTATTTCTGCTGAATCAACTGCATCATCAGCCATTTTAGCATTTGTTATTTGACTATCTGCAATATGTACTGTATCAATAGAACCATCAGCTATTTTATCTGAATCTACAGCATCTGCTGCTAACTTTGCTGTAGTTATTGCCCCATCAGCAACTCCACCAGCACCGTTATATAACTCTGTAAAGTTGTCATTTGCTTTATCCATAGCACTTCTTAACGGGTCACCTGTCCCATCATTCGCTGAAGTACCTATATTTATTGTTTGTTTTGCCATTTTATTTTATTTTAATATACTGTTGCGTCTGCTGTTAAAGTTGTGCTATCTGCACTAAATAATGTCGTATCTACTGTCAAGTATGAACCATCTGCATCAAACGGATAAATTACACCCCATCCATTCGCTTCATTCACGTTACCAAACCAACTTACACTATATATTGACCCGAATGACATCTTTTATCTTTTTTATATAACTCATTAATTTAATTTCGTTCTCTTTCTTAGGCTTGTATGTTTTTTTCTTCTTTACAATACCCATCCTGTCATATTTTGATCTCTCTCTGGATACATTCCTCCATCTTGATTCGTTATAAATTCAGGATACAGCTCACTGTTTGAATCCATATAATCAATAAATCTTTGTGTATAAAAGTCTGCAGTAGTTTTAGCTTGATGTACTAAATTGTTTATTTCTTCAAGTGATGCTGAATCACTATTTTCTGATCTATGTTTAAATACACCTCCATTGCTAATCTGAAATGCTGCATATTTCATATATTCTGATTGACTAAACCAAATAAGCATTGGTTTTAAATATGTGTTTACAAGTGTTAAATAGTCTCCAGATAAAGAACTAGCAATTACATCTGATTGTAGTTTATTATATAAAGCTGTACCTAATTGTGTTTGTATATATGTATCTTGAGCTACTTCTACAAATTGTATTAGTTTATCAGTATCTACATTCCCATCTATAATAGATTTCCTTTTTAATTCGTCAAGTGTGATAAATAATGCTTTCATTTTTTATAATTTGGGTGATGTCCTTTGTTTGCCATATCTCTTGGTGCTATATCAACTTCACTTGGGTTAACAGGCTCTCTTAAACCATCTGCAATTGCTTGTGATTCACTAACAAGATTATTATCTGTTACTTTTTTCTTATATACCTTCATTTCCCAATAGTGATGACAATTTACACCGCCTTTATACTTAAATAAAGAATAGTTCTGTCCTTTATGACCTAATTCCTTATTTACACCTTTAAAAGACATCATATTAATATCTTCTTTTCTAAATACAAGATTCTGTCCTGTTAATGTTTCCATTTTCATACAAAATCTTCTACTTTTAGCTGAATTTCTTACAGGAGCATAAGAGTAGCGAACCTTATATGTTGAATTGTCTTGTGATGAAGACTTATTAGGTTTAGCGTCATCTTTTGATACATCTGCAAGTTTAGTAAAGTCAAACTCTGCTTCTGTATCTTCTACTTTTTCTGTATGTACTAACTCCCAATCGTTTTCATCTACTTTTTCCCCCAATGACTCTAATTGTGATAATAAATCATCTCCTTGCTTGTCATCAAAGTCATTCTTTTCTTCACTTGATAGTTTTTCACCTGTTTCTTCTTCCCTTTTAATCTTTGTCTCTATATTATCAAGCTCTGTAAACTCAATTGGTTGTAGAGTGACAAAATAAAGATTTAATCCTATACCATTAAATGCTAATAGCTCGTTAAATGAGTTGATTAGTAGGGTCTGAAATGGTCTTATTACAATGTTATCCATTAAAACAGATGCTGTTCTTAATTCCTCTGCATTATTACCAAAACCAGTATTGTCCTTAATACCTAGAAGTATTGGAGAAACAACACCGTGACCAATCATTATCTTTTCTCTTGATTCTTTAGCTAAAAACTCATATTGTGCGTGTGCATCAGGTAAATGAATAGGTTCTACTGTTGATTGATTTTCTGCACTATCGTTAAATGCTAATATAAATTTACCAGCATTAGAAGATCCACTAAACTTTTCATATATCTTTCTCTCTATTATCTCTTGTGCTTCATCACCTGGAATACCATTGTTAAAGTTTAATAAAAGTGAAGGTGCTAAACCATTTTGTATATTATTGATATGATAGTTAGATACTTCTTCCTCTAGGTTACAATACTGTAAACATCCTTGATAATCTACAGGAGAGTAATAATAGAATCCAGCTCTATAAGGCTTTATACAGTATATTTCAACCGTTTCACTCTTTTTACCGTGTTTGTACGCTGGGATTCTTTTAGGCTTGTCAGAAGGCTTTATTTCACTCCATTTTGGATGATAATAATACCCCTTTATCTGACCATCTTTTGCTTTCTCTGCTCTTAATGTTTCTGTAGGAAAATGCTTTAACTGCATTATTTTTGTTTTCCTTTTGTTATATACAACTTGTATAGATGCTTGACCTAATAACTTTAGATCTCCCGTAATTCTTCTTACATCTACATCTTTAAGTATTTGTTGCATTTGTCCAAACTGAAGAGCATTATCTTCTGAATCTGTTGCGTTTAATCCTCTACCATAAATCAAATCTGTAATACCGTTTATACATCTTGAGTTTGTTGGACTACCTGTATATCTATCTATTATGTCCCCAAAATAGTTATTGTTATCACCATATTCAACCCAATCATATCTTGTTGATTCTTTGATGCTTGGTACTTCGTAACCTGATAGGTTTATTATTTTTACTTTGCTCATATTACAATATATTTTTGGCTATCTGTATCTGTGCCAATGTACTCTTCATATTTATTACTATTTAAGGTGTGATCTGTTGTATTATCTGTTTGTGATGTACAATATACTTTACCTCTATATAATAAAGTATTACTTTGTTTTAACTCAAAAGAATAGCTGTTTTCAGCTGTTAAAATACTAAAAGCTATAGACATCTCCAAGTAATTACCATTAGATGATAAAGAAGATGTTATGTCGTTTATTGTTTGAGTTTTTCTTGTGCCGTCTTCTACTATAACCATAGATAAGTCACTAGCAACAGTATAAACTCTTGGAATTATGCTAATTGTTTGAGATGATGTTGTTGGTGATAATCTTATCATACCTATATAACCTATTAACTCTAATATTGTTCAAAAAAAAAGAGGACCATTAAAGTCCCCTTTCTATGTTTAAGAACACTCTATGTTTAAGAGTTTGTCCCAGTTGTTGGAGCAGCAAACCCTGCGTTTGTAAGTGTTGTAGATACAGCTTCATCAGCTGCTGTCTTTTCTATAAAGTTAGCTGGCATAGTTTCCATTCCAGTTAAAGTTAATGTATATCCACTTAAATCTCCCATTGCAGCACCAGTTACAATTGTACCACCTGATACATCTGCACCGTTTTCAAGACCCATAATCATTAAATTCTTATTATAGTCTTCTACAACAACGTGAGGTCTTCCATAAGCCATTAATTTTAATTCTTTGTTGTCTTCTTTCGTTAATTTGTGAAGAGTTAAATTTAATGTTTGCTCATAAAAAGTTGTTCCGTTTTCTCTTGAAGAATTTACTGTTTGCTCTAAAGATGAGTTTCCTTTTACTTCATATTTAAAATTTTCAACAGAAGTTCCTACAGATTCAATTACATCTGTATCTGTGCTATCAAAAGTTAAAGTAAGGTCTCCAAAGTCAACGAAATAAATGTTTTTTATTCCACCAACGACATCTTTACAAGGTTCTTTTCTTCCTAAAGTTAAATCACAAGCCATATTATTTTATTTTATAAAAAAAGGGGAGGCAGGCTCAAGGCTCACCTACCCTTTCTTAAGTTAAACAGTTATTTATTAAGAGTAAAGAACTATATCTCCACCAATTCCGTGCTGAATACCAGCAGTAAATCTCATAATAACTCTTACGTTCTGAGATCCGTCAAGGTCTGCCATATCAATTACTTTTACTTCGTTTTGGTCAGATAATAGACCAGTTCCAAAGAATAAGTTTGATTTTTGAGACGCTACAGCGTTATCACTTGGTAATCCAGTTGCTAGTGCAATTTGAACACCGTCAAACTGTAAACCAGAACCCATTGAATACCATTGTGTACCTTGATCGTTAGTACCTGCTGCTCCTAATCCTGAAGCACCAAATCCACCTAAAGCTCTAACGTAGTTTCTATACATATTAGAAGGTAAGTAGATAGTTAAATCTTCTGAACCATATACTGCAGATGGAACTGCGTCAGCAATTTTACCAAGCTCTGTAATAATGTTAGCTGCAGTTGATGCTGTACCTGTTACGTCATTAACGTCTGCATCTGCACCTAATGTAGTTACAAAACCATCAAACTGTCCTGCAGTTGCGTTTGTACCATTCCAGATGTTAGTTTCCATTCTTTGAGCTACTTTGTCTGCTACGTGAGCAATTAAAAAGTCAGAGAAAGAAGATGGTAAGTTGTCAAATGCAGAATATCCCATTTGAACTGCTTCCCAGTCAGATCTAAAGTCTTTCTTACATAATTCTAAGTTTACTTGAAACTCTTCTGGTTGTAAGATTCTTTCAGTAAGAGTAAGTGTTGATGTATCAGCGAAATCACAAGTTGCGTCTTTCACGATGTCATCAGTTGCCACTTTTTTCATTACTTGTTTGTATTTAACATTAGGAACAATTGTAATGTTTCCTTCTGCTAAAGTTTTACCTGATAATAAAGCTGCAGAAATATATTTCCCAGCAAATTCACCAGCGTAAGTAGTAGTTATTGAAGTTGTTGTTGCCATTTTAAATTAATTTAATTATTAGATATTGCGTTTAATACTCTGTTGTAAGTTGTGTTTTTGTTTGCATTTGGAGCAAAACCAGCACCAATTTTATCACTTACTTGATTTTCTGGTGAATGAGAGATTGCTTCAGCAGGCTCGTCAGCAGATAGTTCTTGTGGAACTTCTTGTTGAGCTTCTTCTTTAGCTTCTATCATTCCTCTTAATTTTTCTACCATAGCCTTAATTTCTGAAACTTCGTCTTTAGTAGCATATTCTACAGCAGGAGCTTCTTCTACGATTTCGTCTTCGTAAACATCCTCTTGTAGTTCGTCAGTAGGTTCTTCAGCAGAATATTCAACTCTACCATCTCCTTTAGGAGCTACCTCTTTATTCTCCGCTTTAGCTTCTTTCTTTTTAGCTTTAGGAGCTTCTTCTTTTAATTCTACTTCAGGAGTAGTTACTTCTTCTTCTGAATTAGTTGATAAAAGAACATCTTTGATTTTAGTTACAATTTCACTTGCTTTCATAAGATACTTTATTTATAATTATTACTGATTTTAAATACTTTGTTGTATTTTTAAGATGCTTTTGCTTGGATAATAAACCATTCGGTACCATCACACCACACAGTTATACCTTCATACGCTTTATTTATTCTGTAGTGAGATTCTTCACCATCTAATGTTTGTCCGCTTATTGGTGTTAAATCTGCGTGTGTACTTGTTGTATATGTACTGTCTGTTATTAGTCTAATTTGTCTATTTAAGTTTTTTGTTGCTGTTGCATCTGGCAAAGTAATTTCTATAGTATCACTTCCACCTGACCAGCTTAATTTAATCATCTCTGCATTATCATAAGCAGAATCATCTAAATCTATACTACCACCTCCTGATACAACTGTAATATTAGTTGCTGTTAAATGCGTAACTATTAAATTTTCTAAATTAGATATTGTAGTCTTTTTAGTTTCTGATGAATGAACAATAGCTATTACTTCTGTTCCATCTAAATCTGATGCTGCTACTAAACTTAATTCTGATATTTTTTTATCTGCCATTATAATTTTATTTTACTGTTGTCTTCTTGTAATATTAAATCTCTATTTTCTTGTAATAAATAATTACTTGTCTTATGTATGCTTCCTATTCCTTGTGCTTCAAGTGTACCATCACAACATTTAGTTGAATATGTTCTACCATCTGGACACAAACATCCCCTTGAAGATGTTCTTGGTGATGAATAACTTAATGTAGCGTTCTTTCTTCTTTTCATTTTATTGGAACACAATTAGGAACCTTTCTACCATCTTTATCTTTCATTCCTATCTGCTCATATCCATCCTGGCAAGGAGCTTTAAGATTGTGTTCCTCACAAGGCATATACCACACATCTCCTTCGTACTCGTGTGTATGATACCCTGAACAACCTATATCTTCAGCAGCTTTCTCTGCTTCTTCCTGTGTTGAATAGGCAGCTCTTCCATCTATAATTGTTGATGCAGCTTCTATTGCATCAAGTCCTTTTAGTTTGGATGTTGTCCAGTTAAGCATTGATTTACCACCCCATAATAAATATGAAATAGTTCCACAAGCTTCGTTGTTTCCTGGGTCATAATAAGCAGCTGCTCTTGACAAATAAGAGTATATGCGTTTAAGAGTAGGTAATGTAAAATTCTCTCCTTTTTCAAGTTGTCTAGCTCTAACTTTACCAACTTGAGTTGCACATTTATTATTTAATTTTTCATTTAATTCAATACCTCTTTTAGCATTGTTTTTTGCAGATTGTGGATATCCTCCATAAGATTCAAGTTCTACATCTTCTGTTAAACTTGCTAATACTTCTGCTAGTTCAAACTCTGCATTAAGTTCGCTTAAACATTCAGAACAAGCGTTCTCCTTTATACTTTCTTTAGGTCTCTCTATTCCGTCTGCAAAATATCCTTCTATAGAAAATCCTTTTACTTCTCCTTCTTTTACTGCTCTCCATACATCATCATTTAATACTTTCATAGAAACCATCCAAGTTCCTTTTGGTAGGTCAAATCCATAAGCAGCAGCTTTATCATTTTTAGGGTCTTCTATTAACCAAGATTCTACTACAGACATATCACTTAATTCAAATGAATGTTCAAATGTAGAGTTTTGGTGTTTACTTTTTATAAAGAATAATTCAGATGCTTTTCTAACTGTATCTTCAGAAAAGTATATATAATAATCATCATCATCTTCTCCTTTTCTAAATATCTTCTTATTAGGAATAAGTGCAGGACCCATAAGAATCCTTTGTTCTGCATCTACTTCTGCAAGTTTAATATCTTTATGTTCTTTTAGTGCAATAAAGTCTTCTTCTATTGCTGGATTTTCAACGACAGAAATAGCTTCAATACCACTAATTTCATTTTCTTCGTCTATAATAAGTTCTATTATCTTTTCCATATTTAAATAACCATATTAAGTTTATTCTGTTTTATTATCCAATAGAAGCTCCTGATATTGTACTGCGTTCAAGTTCTTGTGCTGTTGATACATCAGATGCTACAACGAAAGCTTTTATGGGTTGTTGTTCTGATTGTGATATCGTTTGTGCTAATTGACTTTCCTGTGTTGCACCTACTACATTAAATGCAGGAGCTTGTATTTGTGGTGCTGATGGTTCAGCTGCTGAAGGCACAGATGCAGCAACACTACCGCCTTTGTTAGATAAACTTGTTGCAACTATTTTTGCTATAGATAGCCCAGCTCCTATTTTTGTTTGTGATATATTTTTTAATAATGATACTTGATTTCTTTTAATTAAAGCTTCTCCAGCTGCAAGTCCAATAGGACCACCTGCAGCAAAAGCAGCTCTTGTTTGTAAAGTATAAGCAGCAGCAGCAGCTTTTTGTGTAGCAATACTTTGTTGTGATTTTATAATAATGTCTGCAATAGCTGCACCTTTTTCTAATAACAAAGCAGTCTTAGCTAATCCCGAACCTTCTTTTCCAATAGCTGCAAATATACCTGATATTTGTTTTGCAAATCCAACTCTTGCTAATTCTATTTCTTGTTCATATCTTAATTGGTCATCTTTAGCCTTATTCTTAGCTTTATTAATTCTAATCTCTCTTAAAACCTCTCTTTCTGCATCTGCATCTTTCTTTTCTTGTTGTTGTTCTATTTGCAATCTCCTTTCGTCATCAATTTGTTTTAATGCAGCAAATTTAGCTAGTTCTAATGCAATTGTACTTTCTCCATTGGCTGCAGTTTGTTCTATTAATTTTTCATAATGATCTTCAAGCCTTTGTCTTTCTAATAAAAACTGCTGCTCTTCCCATACAGCTAAAGCATCATCTACCTCTTTCTTAAACTTTAACTTTTCCTTTTCTTCATCTCTTGTAGAATTAGTTCTTGTTTTACTGTTGTTAACAAACGTTTCTGTGTAGTAATCATTTTGTTCTGCTACCGTTCTTAGTGCTTTAAACTCTTTATCTAATTTTTCTTGTTCTTTATTAAATTCATCTTCTACAGCATCTATTCTTGCCTGTCTTCTTGCTTCAGTGTCTTTATCACTTCTTATAATAGCTTTACCTGTATTTGTTATTCTTACAACTCTATCAGTTGATTGTTTAATTCTTGCCTGTTCTAATGCTTCTTCTTTTCTTAAATCAATATCTAATTGTTTGGCATATAATTCTTCTGCTCTTGTGTTAATGGCATTTGCAATAGCTAGCTTTTCAAGTGAAAGTATTTTGTTGTCTATAGCTAAAGCAGATTTATCAGTTAATTTTGCATTATTTCCAACCTGTAAATTTAAGTCATCATATTCTTTGTTAACTCTTCCAATTACAGTTTCAAGTTGTTCTTGACTAAATATACCATCATCAATAGCTTGTCTTAACATTTTAAGTTCAGACCCAGCTTTTGCTTGTGCATCTGCTAAAGCGTTTGATGTTTTTTCAAGTTTAGAAGCCATCATATCAGCTCTTTCGAATAAAGCAATTACAATTTGAAAAAGAACTATTAATCCAACAGGACCCATCATCACCTTAACCAGCTGTCCAAGACCTTTTGTTAATCCTCCTGATGTTGTTATAAGAGTTATAAATAATGTGGATAATTGAGATATGTTATTAGCCATACCTCTAAGACCGTAATTCGAATCTGAAATAGTACGACCAAACTCAACAACAGTAGCTCCCGCCAATCCTGTCTTATCAATCATATTTTGATTCTTCTTGGCGTTATCCTCCATTATATTACCCTGTGTAATTAAATCTTGGTTTAACTTTTTTACAGCACCAGAAGCATTTACGAATCCAGTTGTAAGACCATCAACCTTCATCTTACCTTGATCGTTGACCTCTATAGTATATATTATTCTTTTATTATCTGCCATACCACCTACGTTTAATTACATTTTTTGCTTCCTGTATTGTTAAAGGAGCTTTATACTTTCCTTTAGCAATGTCTATATAAGGATTAACTCCATAAAAATTATCTGTCTTTAATAGTTCTATTATTAATTTAATCATTATTCCTCTGTTTGATCTGCTGTTGTAAATGCTGAATCTGATGTTATATCTGTTCTATCTACTGTTAAGTCTCCTGTTTCTGGTGCAGGTGCAGGTGCTACACTACAAGTTGAGTCGTATTGTAAGTTGTTTTCACCACCCATATACCCGTGATTGTAACATTCATAACTTATAGTACCAAAATCACCTAATATGTTTAATGTAATATCTCCCCAGAAATATTCATATGTATTCCCATCAAGTCCTGTTTTGGTTCCTGAAGAATTAGTTCCTGTGTATGTAAAGACTGATGTCTTTCCAGTATTATGAAAAGCTATAGGATGTGTAGATGGAATATCACTTAAAGTATAAACACCTTCAGCTGCTTGATAAACACCATATTTATCGTCAAACACATATAAGAATCCACCTGTTACAGATTCAACTCTAACTTGGAATATAATACTTAAACATAAATAGTTTATAACTTCATAATATGGAAGTAACTCTAATTTAGATTTACCAGTCACTATATCTAAATCTATTGTGTTTATTCTATATTTTTCACCTCTAACTATAATTGTGTCTGCAAGAGAAAAGTTAGTTATAAAAGCATTTGTTAAAACAGCATTTAATTTAGTTAATCTTGCTTTAGGGTTAAATACAGATGAAATGTAATTTTCATAATAAAGTGAATATAAGTTTTCTTTGTAAGATGATGTAGATTCAGTAACATTAGCAACACCATCCCATTCATTTATTTCTGCTCCAAAATGATTTGTTTTAGATATTTCTAAATCCACAGTATTACTTGGTATAAAGTAGCTAGATATAATATCAACTCCAATTCTATTGTTATATAAGTAAGGAATATCTTCTCCTGATGATATTAATATTGGGTAGAATAAAACAGGTTTGCCTATATAAGGATTATATTTTTCTTGAGTACCTGTACTAACATCCTCACTAGATTTAGTTACACTAAAACCAACTTGAAGCTCCGTATCACTATTGTTATTTCCATCAATAAGCCTTTCGTATTTCATATGACCAAACTTAGGCTTAATTGCATATTCTTTTTTGTATTGACTATCAGGAACCTCCTCAGATTCTCCACCCCAAGTTTGTCCACTTGTCTCACTGTGCTGTTTTGCAAGAAGTGAACCTACGTCATCATACTCAAATGTTATTTTTGTATATGGAAGTGCTTTATTTACTGAACTTGTAGATATGTCTATCTTTTCAGTTAAATCTGTTTCTTTTCCAGATGATAAATAATAATTATCTAAAGTTTTTACAACAATAGTTTTTTCTGTTAAAGAATCGTTTCTAACTTCAGCTACAAGATTAAACATTTTAAATAAACCTGTTAGAAACTCAAGAATTGTCATATCAGGCATATTATTATCTGCATAAAACACTCCTACACTGTTTGATGTTAAAGCTGTAGCTGTTCTGGTAATATCAGGAACATTTACACCAAACTCTCTATCTATTCTTGCTATAAGTCTTAATAAAAATCCACCATCAAAATCAATTGAACCACCTTCTGCAGTTTCTACAATAAAAGTATATGTTCCTGGATCTAGCTCAAATTGAACATAATCACTTGTTGTTTTTTCATCTGCAGGAACTTCTACTCTTTCATATTCAATACCTTCTCTTTTAACTATAAGTGTATATGGGTTTGTTGTGTCTGTAGTACTTACACCAGTAAATCTTGCTATTATACTTTCTACTCTATCGTTATTAATTGTTATCTTTACTCTATCACCAAAACCTCCAGACTGTATTCCAGATGAATTAGTAAACTGTGCTGTCATACCAACAATATTTGTTCCAGATATAAGTGATTCAGCTGTACCAATACCAAATGTACTTACTGGAGTAGATATTTTTCCTTTTTGAACATCTTCTACACTTTGAAGCTTACCTTCTTTTTGATGAAGCCACATATAAAGATTATAGTAATCCAAGTTACTTGAATTAAAAAAGTCGGTAGAGAAAGAAACTGTCTCGCCTTCTTCAGAAAGCAATTTTTCTATTGCTTTAATTATTAAATCAACTCTTATAGCTGGTTTTAACTGGTCCCAAACAAGTCCATTTTTCTTTCCATTTAAAGGATAATCAGCAGAGTCATAATAGAGATTACCATCTTCAACAAAACCATAAAAAGATGTTTTACTACTATTATAATACAATCTGTCTGTGTGAGTAATAAGTGGAACAACTAATGGCTGTGTGTGAGATGTTCCAAATCTATCAGTTATATTTTTAGATGTAGTTAGAAATTCTTTAACACTATCTGTTCCTGTTGATTGGTAGTTAAGATAAAAGTCGTTAAGGAATGTAAGGTCACTTAATTTAGCATTGTCTAACTTTTCTCTTAGAAATCGTAGGTTTCCATAAAAAGTTACTCTATAGGAATATGGCTTATTATATTTAAGGTCCACACCTTCAAGCATAATGTAACCCTCTCTAAACACTCTGTGATTTATTTCTATTCTAGCTTCTTGTGCAACTCTTGCTGAAAACCCATCTAAAACATTAGGATTGTAATAATGTTTAAATATCTTGTTGTTTATGTCAGAAGAAGGTAGCTTAAAGTTTTTACTAAAGTCAGTAAATATTTTACCAGGATCTTTTACATCTTTTATAGATGACTGTATATTTATTGAGCCATCCTGAAATACATCTACTTCCTGATTATTTATAAAAAGTTGTACCTTTTGTTTCATTATCTAACCGAATTAATACTGTTAAAAGCATATTCAAATTGAACAGTGTAATTAACAAGCTTGTCGTTTAGATGTGTTTTATAATTAAAACTTGAGTCTTTAATAGAAACGGGATAAGAGTTTCCGTTTTCTACAATCCAAACATTCTCTGACTGCATTAACTGTCTTATTGTTTCATTGTATTCTTCTTTTAAATATCCTGTGTTTAATGTTAGTGATTTTTTACTTGTGACATCTTGAACTATACTTGTTGCGTCATAAGTGTTAAAGTTTAATGCAGTGGTAGATGAATATATTGTGCTTGTATCAAAGCTATCTCTCTTAACACTTAAAGCATCTGTTCTTTTTTTATTAAACCACAAATCTTGTATAGCACCAAACTTATTAATAAATGCAATCTTATAGTTGTCATATTTACTACAATCTAAATAGTTTACATATATTGTCTCTGTTTTACTTCCAGAAATTACTTCTATCTTGGTAAAAGTTCCTGTTATTGAAACATATTTAATTAATGAGTTTGCATCTTCAGGTCCTTTTGGCTGTTCTGCATATAAAGCTGAATCATCAAAATGTGACTGTCCTTCTACACCAGCTGAATCTTTACTATAAAACACAACATTAGTTGCTCCTCCTGGACCTTTGTAAACAGGTAAGTTTATTTCTTGACCTTCTGGTATGTATATATGTTGATTACTAATTAGTTTAGTTAATGAGTTTGTTGAGTTTATTCCGTCTTGGAAATAAGTATATCCTTTTGTTCCTATTCCATATCCTGTGTGTATTGTTGTATATGTTAAATCTGAATATGTGTTTGTTTTATCATATCTCCACCAACAAGCCGTTTTAATAGAACCTTCTGAATAATTATTGTTAAAAACAACATCTATATAATCCTGTACTAATTCTGATATTTCAAATCTAACTGTGTTATTAGAATCTGGATTATTTTTTTGTATTACATATTGTGCTGATGTAGGTTCTTCATCCCATCTGCCAGTCCAACAATATAACTCTAGCTGTGAGCTTGTTAAGTTTGCCATTTTTCATTCTTTTATTATATAACTACAAAAATCAATATAGTACTATATCTCGTTACATAGTTTTAATTCACTTACTTGACCTGGATTCGTTGCTCCAATTCTAAACGCATATCCATTATTTGATTTAACAAAGTCGGTGCTTGTTGGCGTATATAGATTTGTTAATGTATCGTTTGTGTATAAATACGTTCCATCTTGCAGTGTACCAGAATAACCTAATTTTATATCAAACAAAGTGATGTTGTTACAGGCATTAGCTGCAGTTGTTTCTGTTGTGCTTGATACTGTGAACTTATTTATAACAATTTCATCTTCTGGTTCTGGTGGTGCAGGAGGATTTACTGCTAAATCACAATCATCACAGTTTTCAAATGACAGTAAAGTTGATATATTAACATTAGACGTAGTACCGCTTGTGCCTAAATCCTGAAGACAAAGACCTGCATCAAGAATAACAGCTGGATAATTGTTACCTAAATCTGTTGTACTTCCATATTCTTTTATAACATCTGAACCTCCAGTTGCACAATCACCATATCTTCTAATAAACCCTAAAGTAGAATCTGGGTCTTGTTCATCTACTGTTTGCGTTATACTTTCTAAACAAGCTTGACAACCAAAAAATGTTGTAAATAAAGATAAATCAGTAGCATTTGTTATTTCTACATCATCTAAATATTCTCTACATTCATTACCTACTTTTAGAACTAATGATGTTGAAATAGGACTTGTAGAACTAACCGCAGTTATATTTCCTCCATCAGTACCACACTTAAGAAACCTTGCATAATACTTCTGAATAACCACCTCTTCCTCTTCTTCAACTACAACACCTAAACATTCATCACAGTTTGGGTAAGGTTGTTGTCTTTCAAGGTCTGTTAGTTGAATTTTTATATATCCATCTGGAAGTGTGTATGTCTTATCAAATGTTTGTATTATTTCATAACATCCTCTTCCACCAACTTGATTTACATCCTTTATATCTAATATATGTTGACCTGCTAAATATCCTTCAAATCCGTCAAACAGGAAATATTCATATCTACCTGCAGAATCTTGACCTTGACATCTCCTTGCATATACTTTTTGTATAAGACCTGTTGTTGGTTGAACTACTGGCGGTCCTTGACATCCATAAGGAACACATCCTTGCGGTATTCCGTTTGCTTCTATATATCTAAAATTGTTATTTGTTCCGTCTGTAGAGTCAGAATAAGTTCCAGCTGCTATCCCTCCTGTCGTACCTGCTGCATTACTATAAAACTTTTCAGCAACACAAAAAGCAGTTACACCAGCTCTATCTCCATATAGAGTTACTGTTGTGGCTGATGTACAAGCATCTATAGAAGCTGCATTAGTAGAATAAAATCTTAAATTAAAACTAGGTCTTGCGTCCCAAAGTATTAAATAATTACTTTCATCTTCAAAAGTATCATTTACTAAACAGTTATAATAAAAAGTTCCAGCAGATGTTTGTGTTTCACCACCATCATTAATAACAAGAGTGCTGTTAGTTTCTCCACTTATAGCAGTTAATACAGAGGTGCCTCCTGCAGCAGTTGTTCCTTTATACCATTGGTATTTAGCCGTTGTAGTAAGACCTGAAACTGAAGCTAAAAGAGTCACTTTTTGCGATGTAAAAGCTGAATTTATTGCTGTTCCATCTGAACTACTAGCGGTAACATTTACAGTAACGTTATCTAATTCAGGTCCAACAACAGGTCCAACGGCTTCACCATCATCGTCAGTAATTATGTCAATTTTACATTGTGTTATAGAAAATATTATACCACCGAAATTTACTCTACAGTACCAGTCAATCAATTCTCCATCAGGATTTGGAATTTGTATGTGATGATAATTACCTACTCCTACAAAAGGAGATGTTAACTCGGGACCGTTAAATACTTGTATGAAATTTTGTAATGTACCTTGATAATAAATAACTTTATCTAGCTCCAGCTCACAAGGAAATTCACCTCCTGAACCAACAGTCTCTATACTAGTACTTGATATTGGAACTGAATTAGATGGTGGTAATTGAATTTCTTCTCCATTAGCTGTATCTGTACAAGTTGTTAAAGTTCCTGGATAATTAGAATATCCTGAAGGAATTGTAATGGTTGCTGTATATGTATCAGAACCAGCTGTATATGTTGAAGGGCTAACAGCAGTCAACGTTCCTGCTTGAACAGAAGAATTTGCTAATGTTGAGTTTCCTTCCACACCATTTGTAATATTAAATTGTGCTATGTCACAAGTAAAGGCTGGAGTTGTAGTTCCTGTAGCTGTATCTGTACAAGACAGTTTTGTTCCAGCTCCTTGATACCCTGTAGGTATTTTATGTATAAAGGTATATGTATTAGAACCTGCTAAATAAACTGTTCCTCCACTACTATTTTTAATACTAACTATATCACTATCTTTTATTTCACTAGAATATGAATAAGATATACTTTCTCCAGTTGCACCACCCTTTACATCTAAAGCGGTATTTGTACAATCCCAAGTAGGAAGTGCTGCTATACCAGTACCATAAACAGCACACCCTTTATTGCTTCCAGCTTCTTTAAATCCAGCAGGAATTTTTATATTAAATACATAAAGATTACTTCCTAGAACATATCCTCCATTTATTGTGGAACCTTGAACATAACTTGTAACAGTACCTCCACCATTTTTTATACTATAGTTTAAAGGCTCTCCAACAACTCCATCATATATCTCAATTCCTGCGATAGCACAAGTAAAAGTAGGAGTTGTGTCTGCAATTTCTTCTTGTTGTATAAAGTCTTCTTCATTTGTTCCTTCTGGAGGTGTTTCATCTACTGGAACAATAGGTAATGAACATTCCACAAAATTTGTTATTTCTCCTTGATTATTTGCACCTACTATAGCATTATATTGGATGCTATTGTATGTTATTTTATAGTATTTACCTGCAGAAGGATATCTTTGTGTTAAAAGCATATCTTTAAACAATATAGTACCATTACCAAAAGTTTCTCCTGGAGCAAGACCATAATGAGCGTCTTCAGTTGTTGTTACATTGGTAGCACAAGCAAGTGATGAGCTTGTGAAATTTGCTTCACTTAACTTTACTGTTTGTGCTTGACTTACGTTTTTATCTCGTACCAAAACACTTATATCAACAGTAGGAGTTACATTAGATAGCGTCAATGTAAATGTTTCATCTCCTTCAGCATTTACATCCTGCTTTACTTGAAACGTTTGAGTTGCAGTGTCATCTTTTACAACAAAAGCTCCAGAAGTTGCATTTCTTTCTAAATCATCTGCATCAACTCCTGTAATTGTAAAAGGAACTGAAGTTCCGTCAGATACGTTTTTTGTGTTTAATGTTATTGTAAATGTATCACCTTCAATAACAGATGAGGCTGAACGAGCTAAATAATATTCATCATCTAGTGAAACAGTGCCTGTTAGTGTAGTTGTTACTGAAACGTGGTCCGTAGCAAAATTTCCTGCATTAGGTTGAGTAGGGCTGATTGCTAAATTAACGTCTGCCGTATATCCATCATTAAGTGCTAATGTAGTTGTAAAACTATATGGGTCTCCAGTAACACCAGTTACTGTAGCTCCATTTAAATCTCCTCCTATTGTATATCCTTGTGAAGGTCCTGTTATTTGATTGTCTATAGTTAAAGTTGCTTCGTATTGTGCTACTGTGTTCCAACTAACATTAATACTAGTTGTAAACTGTGTTCCACAATCACTTGTTACTGTAACACCATAATCAATCGCTCCTGAAGATGTTTCTGTAAATGTAATTTCTTTTAATGTACTTCCTGCAGCAGCTCCTCCTGTCCACAAATAACTTGCAGGTGTAAAATTATTGGCAACAACAGACAAAGTAATATCTGTGTTTACTGTTCCTGTATTTGGTCCGCTTATTGATATTGATTGTGTTTCTATATCACCACATCCTTCTGTTCCTGCTGCTACTATGAAGTAAGGACTTCTTGAGTTTAATTTAACTGTTGCCATTTATATTTATTTGTGATTCTAAGTCTTTTAAGTAACCTTGTTTTATATCTTCTGTTATTTCATCTTTGTATTTCTGATCTACATAGTCTAATATGTTAGCTCCTTTATAACCAAACCTTTTTATAGTACCTCTTGTAGCAATAGCATCTTGAATAGATTTAATCATTCTAACTTTGCTATTTTGTTTATTCATTGGTTGTAATCCTTTAGCATATGCCCATTCTGCTATTTTACTATAAGGAGGTCTTTTTCCAGGTTTAGTTCCTTTATCAACAGAATCAAAATATTCAGCTGCATAGATGTTTAGTGAGATACTTTTACTACTTGCAAATACAGTTCCGTTAACACTATTTCTTAACCTTCCTGTTGCATTTAAATCTTTTGCATCAATCTGATTCTTTATTTCAGTAGTTATTTTCTTACGTACTCTGTTTAATGCTTCAGCTGTAAAAGTATAGACCATTAGCAGAGAGATAATTCATTAGTTGGAACTTGTATATCTACAGTCATTCCCCATCCAGCTAATTGATTTTCATATTTATCTAACATTGGTTCTGCAGTTACACTTGTAATTACTTGAAAGTTATCAGAGAAAGCATCTCCTCTTCTTAAGTTTTGTTGTAAGTCGTTTACTACTTGCAATTGTGTATTTAATACATCTTGCAGATTGTCGTTTCCAAACATCATATCTTCTGTTTGTTTATCTTTTGTATAATCTACTATGTCTAAACATAACACTTGAAGTGTAGCCGTCATTATTCTATCTGTAAATGTTACATTACCAAATATAATATGAGCTAAAGGATATATAGTGGTCTTATTTAAATCTACTTCTAATATATCTCCAAAGGTTACAGTCTTAGTTGTACCATTTGCTCTTAATATTTCTTTTAATTTATCTAATACTGTATATACTTGTCTCATCTTGTGTTTTGTTTTAACATTCTTCTTTCTAGTTCATTCTTTTCCTTTTCAAACTCTAACCAGGTTAAGCATTGAAATAAGGAAAGTTTTGTAACGTCTTTAAATTTTGTTGGGTCCCCTGCAGCAAGTCCATAAATCGATTGATACCAACCCCATTTTGCTCCAAAGTTTGCTGTAGATCCGAGTCCACCTTCAGACGATTCTCCAAAGAGTCCATCATATGCTTCGACAACTCTTTGCCTAAACGGTAAAAAAAAACCGTTGCTCCTAGTGCTACATTAACAGGAGCATCTAACATTACATCTGCATATTTATCTGTCCCCTCATAATCTTCTATTAAGTATAAATCTTTCTTTTCAAATACAACTGGTCTATATAACACAGCTAATGCTTTGTGCATCTGTTGCCAATCTGATATATACTTATCTAAATCAATAAATTCTCCTAGAGATATGTCATCAAGTTTAGGTATAAAGCCAAACTTAATTGTTTCTCCATTAGGATCTGTCATTTCAAATGTTCTTTGAAGAGGAGTTTCTTCTTTAAACATTTCTGCAATGTGACCTATAATACCACTAAATTCTGTTAGAGGTAAATTATAAGCCTGCTTCATTGTTATACCACAAAAACATTCTAGCAACTTTAAATTAGCAAAGTCTATCTCTTCCTTTGTAGGTTCAGTCCCCTCTTTATACTTAACAGTCTTAATATACTTTTGATACTGCTTTAAAGATATTCCCGATAACTCTTTTGGGATGCTTATGGTGAATGTTTTACTCATATCTATATAACTATCATATACTTTATTGTTGCAATATAAATATACAACAAAATTAAAAAACATAGTTTACTAAGTATAGACTTATTTATTTAGACTTAATTATTTATATCTAACTACATATATAGAGACTCAGGATAATTGTATTTAATAAGTAAATAACCCTTTTTGTATTTGTTTAGATAAAGCCCACGTAAACATCCTTACTGGGCTTTCTTTTGTAAAGTGCTTGAATTTACTTAAGTGGACAACTCAGCTACGGCAGAATGCGATTTACATTGATTTTATTTAAGGCACCTACTAAAGAATAATTAATTCCTTTTTACGTTTACTATCTGAATTTAGATATTGAGTTTAATGTAAAGCATATTTAACATTTGGGAAGTGGTAGAAATTAAAAGAGTTATTTAAGAAATAAAAAAAACTATCTTTATTTATCAGACACTTATAAAATAATTAAAATAAAAAAAACCTGCCGATTAAAGCAGGTCTTTCAAACTAATTAACTTAATTATTGACTAATGAAAAAAGGTCTTTTAAATGCTGTTTAAATTAGCTGTTTTTATTTCCCCTGTTTCTATACATTTTTTTATCTCATTTTTTGATAATCTTTTATGAGTAGTATAATATAAAAACTCCTTTAAATATTTTAATGTTGTCACAGAAAAATCCCAGTAATAATCGTCAATAATTATATTTCCTGAAGTTCTGTTGATCTTTGCTATAATACTATTATATGACTGAAAGATATAGTTACCTTTTGTTGTTATTTCGTATTGGTTCGCAACTGGGTTACCTGTTCTGGGGCTGTTTAAATTATGTACTTTTATTTTCATTGTTTTTGTTTTTAGTTAGTTTAAATAATATGTTAATGTTCCTAATATTGCTAGAGCTATAAATATAATTAGATAAATTAATATAGCCCATTTAATAAATTCTAGTCTTTTCATAATGTTAGTATTTAATAATTATATCAGTCATAAACTGCATTGTTATATTTCCATTTTTTACTAATTGAAATAAATATTTGACTTTATTTTCTTTATTAGCTTTTTTAAAGTTGTTTCTTGTATCTACATCAAAGGCATATAAATAATTCTTATTCATTTTTAGATCTTTTGGTGCGATAATATTTATTTGTTTTTTCATAGTTATTAATTTAATTGTTTACACAAATATAAGAATATTATTTTAATTAACAAACAATATTAATAAAATATAATTATTTTTTTTATGTTTGTATTGGCTAATAATATAAAATAGATGCTATACGAAAAAATATTAATAATTACAAATATTGTGGTAATTTATAATTATTCTAAATAGTGAAAAAATGCTTATACCTATTATGTTTAAGAACCTACTATGTTTAAGAATCAAGTTACTATGTTTAAGAACTTACTATGTTTAAGAGTAATAAAAAAGGAAGACCAATCTCACTAAAGTAATAACTTATTATTGATATTGATTGATCAACCTATTATGTTTAAGAAAGTTCTTTTATTATTTCTTCTAAAGATTTAATCTTATCTTGCAATCGTTCAATTCTTAATTCATAAACTTCCAGGAGTTGGCTTTGAGTTTCTTTACTCATATTAAATTTTGTATCCATAGTTTTTGTTTTAGTTTCATATATATCTAATATTCTTCTTATTCCTTTTGTTTCCATAGTTCTAGTTGTTTGAGTGTTTAAAAACTACACTCTCTACTATTTTATTTGTTTCTGAATCATACAAATCATTTTCTATTGTATTGACTTTATAAACATCTGAATCTTCAGAATATCTAAAATTAACATTTACATTTTTTAATGTTCTGTTATAAGGTTTTATTTCTTCTTCTAATTTTAGAAGAAACTTTTTTAATTTATTTGCATTCATAGTTTTAGTTGTTTTTATTTAGTTGATGATAGCTTTTTTCTGTTATCCTTTTCATAAACTTCTGTTGATCTGTTATATAATACTTATCATCTTCTTCGATAGTATATAACATTTTTGTTATTAGTGTAGTTATTTTCATATTATTGTTTTTTTTGTTTTACTCCTAAAAAATCAGCCCAACCTTTAAATTCATCTATATAGGCTCTATGAGGTTCTTTTGGGATGAATCCTCCTTCAACCTCTTTTACTTTTATTTCATCTCCTTCTTTCCAAGAATCAATGATTGGTTTTTCAAGTGTATAATCTATATAAAAATAAACATCATCTATTTTTATATAAGCACATCTTTTGTTTATTTGTTTTATGTCCATAATTAAAATATTAATCTTTCTAATCTTTGCATTTGTTTATTAAGTTCAATCCTTTTATTAGGATCTTTTTCTAAAGCATAAGTTAATTTCATATTACTTAGTTTAGTATATAGTATATGTCTATTTATGTTTTTCATATTATTTGTTTTTGTTTATTAAGTTAGGTAGCCCATTAAAGGTCTGGTATTCAATATCTAAATCTAAAGGTATACCACAATCATAACCTTCGCATCTTATATTATTAATGTGGTTTAGGTGTCCACAAAAGCTGCATTCTAATTGCTTGTTGTTCATATTAATTGTTTTAATGTTTATACAAATATAAAGAATAATATTTTTAATAAACAAATAATTAACAATAAATCTTTACAATAATATTTTTTAATATCAAAGTGTAAAATAAAATAATATATAAAAGATCATTTAAATATTAGCAGTATGAAAACAAAAAACACAATCATATGCAACAAAATTTTATATGGTGGACAAGGTGGTTTGCAAACAACCTACTGCGTTTAATGATTAGACAAAGTAAACACCTACTGCGTTTAATGACTAAGTATCCAAACAGAATGTATTTTGAATCTATTGGACTTGGTATCCTTTTTACTTTATCAAGTTTCTTTTTCGTTTATATGTTTACTTGGGTTGTGATAGCAATAAGATTCTAAACCTACTGCGTTTAAGAACCTACTGCGTTTAAGAATTATCTGATAACATAAACACCTTTATTAGCATTAGCTAAAAAGTATTGTATGCAGTATCTAAGAGCATCTAGTTGGTGATTCCATTTATCTACTGGTCTGGTGTTTCTTTCGTGCCAAACATAATTATTAAGCTCTTTAACAAGCTCTGTGCTATCTGGATCTATAATCAAATCAAAGTCCTGGATAAGAGCTATCCCTGTTAGTATAGACCCACTGCGTTTAATAGTTGGTTTTAGATTACAATACTCTTGCAGCTCTGATATAAGTCTAGGTTCTGCCGAATCACATATAATTAAATCTTCTCCTGCATATCTCCTATTGTTTTCTCCTATCTGCTGTGTTGACATACCAGGCTTTGCATACATTGTCTTAACCCAGATCTTTTTACTTTCTTTATGTACACCTACTTTAATTAAAACAGTAGGGTCAACAGAGAAACCAAAGTCTTGACCATAGATAGTTTCTACTCCATCATTAAACATCCCTACCTTCCAATTGCTAAAGATAACTCCTTCTGCTTTATCCATCCATCCACCAAGTATCTGGTGATTATATCTATCTGGTCTTCTGCGTCTAATATCTTCTAACTGTAATAGAAATGAATCAGATAAGTTTTCTATGTTATCTTTAAATGTAGTATGTATATAAGTTACATTATCTACAAAATCATTAGTGCCAGGATTAACTCCTTTACCTGCAAAGAATCTTTGATATATCCAATGCTCTTTTGTTGTTGGATTCAATATCATCATAACCCTATTAGGTTTAGACTTACTTCTTACTGACTGATCTATCTTATCAAAGTCTTCTTCCTTAATTAATTCTTCTGCTTCATCAAGTACCCAAGTAGTTATCCCACTAATCGACTTTAGTGCAGCCGTTTGATTCCCTGCTGATGTACGGATACCTTTAAACAGTATTGAGCTACCAGTACTTATGTTTAAGATTTCATCTTTAGTAATACGAAAATGTTCCATAATACCATAGAGTTCTAACTTTTCTAGGAACTCTGGAATAATTGAGTTAGCGGCACTTATCATAGTGTACCTAGTGAATAGTATCTTATGACCCTGTTCAAACGTTAGAAAGGCTAAAAAGGTGGTTATAGCAAATGACTTACCACTTCCTCTACCTCCTGTTATAACAAAGTATCTTGAGTCGTTACCAAGTGAATTGTATTTATTATTGAGTACTGGCTTCTTCATTAATAATATATTTAGACCACTGATTTGCCATTGCTTTTGCAATACCTGGAAAGGTTTTGCTTCTTATTTTCTGCCTTTCTTCTTTTGTTTTACTTTTAGACAAAGCTTCTGCATACCATTTAGGATGAGATTTTCCACTTTTATAATATATTCTATCTCCTTTACCTACAATTTTAGTAGGCTTTAATGGTGGTAGGTTTTTTAACCATAGACAAGTTGTTTTAGTTGCTTCATCACCAAACATATATGGTTGTATTATTTGTTCTGGTTTTCTTATTTGTGATGATATAACACTAACAGGATTTTCTAAAGCAATATGTCTTACTGGTGAATTTAATATATCTTGTACGAATTTTAATGAAATCAATCTGTTCTTCCATCTTTCTTCATTTTTACTTCCATCTTTATTATAAAGCCATCTATTTCCACTTACAGATAAATAAGTGCAAGGAGGATGTGCAATGATTAAGTCCCATTTATTATTAATATGATTTAAAACATCATCTTTAATATGCCATTCAGGATTGTTTCCGCTACAATCTAATATATCACAAGAATAAGCTTCGTGTCCTAACAATCTAAATTGTTTAGTTACTGCTTGACTTTCTTCACACGCCACCAGAACTTTCAGTATCTTCATCTGTATCTAATTCTATTGTATTGTCTTCTTCTTGTGTGCCAGTAAAAAGATTCTTAATATTGATGTTAACCTTCTGTTGTTTCTCTTCAGGTTTATCAAGTGGCTTACCATACTTGTATTCAAATAATAATTTAAGATGAGGAAACGATTGTTTAGCTTGTTCTGCTAATGATTCCCAAGCTTCTTCTTCGCTTCCGAATACTTTAGCCATTGCGTTAAGTGCGTAGATTCCGACCCGTTTTCGTTTGGCATCGTTAAGAGCAGCAGAAGATGTGGGTCGTACAGTAGGCACGTTTCTAACGCCTGGTTTTCGTCCATTGTTTCTTCGTCCATCACTATCTTTGACATACTTATATTGTTTAGGCTTTCTTCCCATTTTTCTCGTATAAGAACTTATATATATTCCAAATTGCATCAGACCATTCTTTGTCTGAATATATTTTTGTCCCTTTCTTTTTTACTCCTTTATAATCTACTACTAAATGAAACTTAACGCATCTTCCTAAACATCCTGGCAATGGTTCAGGATATATTTTGTAACCTCTCTCTAAACACCACCTTGCTGCTGCTTGGTTATATAAACCACCATAAGGAGGTAAACCCCACTTCTTATTATGTGCATCTATCTGTTCTTTAGACCTCTTGCGTCTCATTTATTAAATCATACTTTTTTTGTAACTCTTGATATTCCTCAATAAGTTTGTTATACTTAATTTTATAATAGTTCTCTTCATTATATTTTTTTAAATCATCTTCATTCTGCACTAACAACTCATTTCTAATCTTTGTGTATGATCCTAATATTGTATCCTTATGTAAAGCAATTACATCAAACACAAACAGTCCGTGTAAAACTGATGCGTGATCTCTATTAACAGACTTACCTATTGATGATAATGTAGCGTGTGAAAACTCTCTACATAATTTAAAGTAGATAGCTCTTGCATATACATACTCTCTCTTTCTTGTGTTTCTGTTTAATGAAAGTCCAAGTTCTTTTGCTACTTCAACTTTTATTTGCGATATACTAATATTCGATTTTTTGTCCATTTTCTTCTAATTCAATTTTTATTTCACTATATGTTTTTCTTTCTGCATATAATAGAGCTTGCTTAATTCCTGCACAAAGTTCGTACATTTCTTTATATTCAAACTCATACATATCTTCAATTAACTCTTCATATGTTACACCCATTAACAAATCTCTAAGCGTTAGGTAATAACTCTTTTCAATCTTTTTTTTATATGTATCCTCTTCTAACGTATTCATTAACATTTTCAGTCTTATCGTAAAAGTACTTTCTGTAGTTGTTACAAGCGACCTCAACCTTCTTCTTACCTCTTTCTAATGCTTCATCACTACATTCATATATCCCAATCTCACCAGTCCCCTTATCTATAACTAAAAATGTAAACTTTTGTACATTAAAGAGTTCCATATAAATATAAGCCTGTACGTCATAATGCCATTTATGTCTCGCTGTATATACCCAAGATCCTATATCATTTGTAGTCTTTACATCTACGATTCTATCTGTTGTTAAATAATCTGCTTTACCTCTAAAAGGAAAATCATTTATCTCTCCTATACCTGCAAGCTCTGCTGCTCCACCACGAAGTAATTCACTTGCTTCATAATTAGATTCTAAACACTTTACAAGATATTGAAAGTAACTAAGTTCTTTCTTTAGCATTATCTCCATATTTGGATTATCTGCTTTAGCTTCCTTATACTTATTAGTGTTTCTTGTGCTAGCATCTACAAAGATATATCTCTCTGGTATCTTTTCATATTCTAATACTAAAGTATGAAACAATCTACCTTCTCTTAATGCTGGAACATTGCTATTGTCTTTAGCTAAATAGCTTTTATATTTAACAGGAGATTCATATAAACTTTTTATACTACTTGAAGATAAAGCTGCTTCACCAAGATAACCATAGTAAAAACTATCGTCATCCATTCTGTCTAACAACTCTTTCTTTTCCCATTCCTTACCGTCTAATAGTCTAATCATAGTGCGAATATAATAAACATTTAGTTAACAAACAAGTATTTGCCTATTAAATCATCTAACCATTCTAATTGTTTTCTTGACAACAACATATCCTTCTTAACGTTTTTTATTACACCATCTACAAAAACTCTTTCAAACTCTGTTTTAATGTTTTTAGTTTTTAAGTCTAATATCATATTAAATGAACTTGGTGATATTATATAATGACCATTACTATACAAATTAGCTCTAACAAAAGTCAACCTAAACTCATAAGAATTTGCGTCTTTTTTATAAGGATCGTTATACTTTTTTAAGAATTCATTGTGCTTCTTTGTCATATCCACCTTTTTACTCAATACTAATTAAATCCATTTGACATATATAAACCTAAGCCCATTAATTTTTTTCTACCTATCTCTTTTTTGTTCCTAACAATTATGTCATTTGAAACTCCTACTTTTTCTAATCTAACATAAATCCAGTTAGCTAAAGCATAAGTTGTAAATTTTGCATTAGACTCTTCATATAGTTTTAAAAGTTTCTCTAAAGGATCTTTAGGTAAAAGACCAACTTGACTGTGAAGTGTTTTGTGAAAAGATCTTGGTAATGCAATTAGATTGTCACAAGAATTATTACTTCTATCAGCGTCAATATGATGAACTTCATATCCTTCAGGTATGTCTTTACCACAAACTTCTTTGTATTTCTTTCTGTAATTCACTTCTTTGATTCTTTATATATTTGATTCGCTTCCCTGTATTTAGAATCAAAATTCTCAAACACATACTCACCGTCTTTATTCTTTACAAAGTAGTGTCCTCTTTTTTCATACTCAGAATTTATAATTGTAGAATATTTATCTGTAATTTTTTTATGTCTATTTTTTCTTCTTACTCTTACTTTCATATTACTTACTATTTTCTATATAGTCTTCTAATGCAGCTAAAGCTCTCCAAGCTACTTTTCCCAGATGAAGTAATCCATCATCGTCTATTTTATCAGCATCAATTAGATGTCTTGTCAGTGCGTCTAAATGATCTTTACTTTTACTTTTATCCCAATGAAGTGGTTTGTCAGGATGATGTTGATTGTTTCCTGCTAAACTAACTTTACTTACATATTTAAGTGCATTAGGAAAATACTTTAATACACCTGAATAAACAGGCATACTTTTTCTTTGTTGGTGTTTATCTTTACTCATAATATTTCAGCACCATAAACAGGTAGCATAGCTATCTCTTTGGTTATTTTATTTGTGTTAGAAAAATCTGTTGTTTTAGGTAAATACTTTTTAAACCAATGAGGGTTTTGAAAGAATAAGTTCCATCTATAAACACCCTTTGGTGTTGAATTGATATACATAGGAACATCAAAGTTATCTATTGCTTTATCAAGTAATGATGCAAATTTACTTTTCTCAACTATCAGTTCGTCATAGTGTGTCTTTCTACATTTAAGTTCTATCCTATGCTGTTGAATAGGACTATAACAATCCCATCTGCTAATAGGATTTGTACTCATAACTAAATCAGGATAAACTCTTGTCTTGAGATAGTTAAATAAATCTTGTTCAATCATTATATTCATCAAACAAAGATTTTAGTTTCTGCAGCTTACCAGCAAAACAACTTCCACAGTTTGTTGGTTTGTCATTATAATTAAACACTCTATTATATATAGCTAAAATTTCTTGTTGTTCTTGTGCAGTAACTTTAGTTTTGTTTGCATCATAAAAGTCAGTAAGAAATGAATGTTCTTCTTGTGTTAAACAGTTAGGTTTATTGTATGGAAACATTTTATTTAATGTCTTCTTTCTTTTATCACAACCACAATCTTTTCCTAGTGCATCAAACACACCATCGACTGCTGCTTTAATTCCTGTAGCTTTGGTAATCTTTTCTACAGTATCACCAACTCCACTAGATTGCTTTTCATATTTAGCAACCCATTGTTTATAGTTTTTTGTTCTTTTGTCGTTAGGTTTAGGAGGTATTTTATTCATCTTTATCTTTTTTAATTAAGTGAAAATCTCCATTAATGTAGTCCTGGAAATCTTCAGCTAGTTTTGTGTTAAGGATTTGTTTGTAGTTCTTACAACTATTAAATATAGATGTAACACTTATATTAGTATCCTTTGATAGCTTTCGCATACTAATATCAGTTTCGTAATATACTTTAAATAATTTTTGATCGTACCAACTATCCCAACTTCCAACCTCATCTTGTATTAAATCTATTAGTCTTTCTTCAGCTCTTTGCTTTTCAACTTCTGCTTTTCTTTGAGCTTCAGGTGTTGGTTCAACTATTTCAAAGGTAACATCAATATCATCAAGCCTAACCATATGATGTCTGTTTTTTTCTTTTAAATAATCATTATATAAGTTTTTTATTGTTATATATACATAAAACTTATTTATATCTGTTTCATTATACATAATCTTTTTTGGCTCTTTGACATATTTATTTAAACGTAGATACATCTCCTGAACAAAGTCTTCAACTAGATGAGATGGAATACCCATAGAAATACCCATAGAAATCCACAGCTTATGATATTTAGATAAAAGTTTCATCATCTTATAAAAAAGAAATGTATAAATATAAATCCTACACAAACTCTTAACAAATCTGCTGTAGTTTCATATTCAGGTATCTCTATATCTTCTACATAATCTACACCAATCACAAACCCTTTAATAAATTCAACTTGTATATTCATAATTTAATATTCAAATTCTACCCTTACCTTATCAGTTTCTCCATAAAACTTACTCATTGCGTTTATCTCTACAATGTTTTGATCCTGTTCATATACAAGACCCTCTAAAGCATCAAAGAAAGCCTTGTTAAGATTATCCTGTAAATCAGGCTTTGTTGTCTTAAATGTTTTAACTCTTCTCTTCTTTGAGAAACTTTTAGGATAAGCATAGATGTATTGTATATAATTAACTTTAATTTCTGATCCTGCTGTAATTATAGAAAAATCTTCAGGTAATTGTTCAGTTACTAATCTTTGTAAATAAACTTGATAGTCCTTTACCTTTTTAGGTTTATACTTAATACCATTTCTACCAATCTTAAAAGACTGATGAGCAAGTGGTTTTATGTTTAATTCAAAGTTTAATATCACGAATGTATAAATTGATTAATTTCATCAGGCATTTTACATATTTGAGGTAAGCCTTTTTTTACTTCAAATGAAAAAGCTTCAAATGAGTAACCTCTACTTCTTTTGCAATCTACCACAACTATATTAGGATTATCATCTGTAGGAGATACAGTTATTTGTGTCTCTGTCTTTTTTTCTAGAAACGAACCTAAATGTCCTGTTGCTTTAGAGTTGTAGAAGTTAGAATGTATAACTGTAATGATATGTATATTATAATCTTGTGTCCACTTCATTAAATAGTGTATTACTTTATTAGATTTCTCAAGATCATTAATGTCGTTTAGTAGGTCAGCTACTCCGTCAATAATTACAAGACCTATGTTTTTTGTTTCAGCTAAATGCCAATCTATAAAATCTAATCTATCTTCTGGACTAAATTGTCTTAAAGCATATGTTTGATAATCACTTGCATCTTTAGCCATCCTATGTACTCTCTTAAACGTTTTCTGTGCGTGGTAACGGCTTTGTTCTGTGTCGTAATGTAACACCTTCTTATCTCCTTTAAAGCCTTTTAAATCGCCTACAAATACATCGTGTGAACCTAAATAAGAAGCAGCAAGTAAAGAGACTAAAAATGTCTTTTTACTCTTTGGTCCTGCTGATATAAAACTAAAGTTACCATATGTTCCTATTGGTATATGTTCTCCGTCTCTTAATTGTCCTTTTGATATTGCTACAGGTGGTTCTTTTATGTCTTCCTTAGCATCAACGTAACTATCCTTTAAGATCTTTTCAAATCTTAAGTGTTGTTTTAATTTCTCTTGTGTCATTAGCGTACCCATTATAAAATAAAAAAGGGAGCCGAAGCTCCCTGTAACTTAGAATGGTAAGTCATCTGTAGCGTCATTAGAGCCAACTTGCTCTGTTTGCTTTTCTGCTACCTTACACTCGCCATTAGTCCATACGATTCTACCATTCCCCATATAGGTTCTTGGCTTTTTAGCCTCTCTATCTTCTTTAGTCTGTTCTTCCCATATTGCTATGTTCTGACCAAATTGATTAGTGTCATCGTTTAATCCAATAGTAAAGTTTTTATATTTACCCTTACTATCTTTGATTCCAATTGTTCCAATTGCTGCCATATTATTTGTATTTATGCCGTTAAGGCTTTTTCTATTTGTTTAGTTAGACGATATTTCTTTTCTATATCTGTCATTTTCCCACCATCTTTTATAAACTTAGCTGCTTTAATAAAAGCTACACTGTCTTTTTGTAAAAGTGGTTTTTGGTCAACTACGGATTGTTTTTCACCGTGAGTATTCATTGCATCAGCATCTTTAGTATCATCAATTAATAATAAATTACCGATAGCATACTTTTTAGCATAAGAAGATGCAGCTCCTGTTCTTTGTGGATCTTGCATACCTTTTGCATTGAAGTCTATAATTGCTTGTGCAGTTGATTCTATTTGCATAGTAGGATCTGTACAATCAATCATTTTAGCTGTTGACTCTATATAAGCCTTTCCAGCTATCTCTTTAAGCTCATCGCTTATCTTAAAAACAACTTTGTGCTTTTTAGATATAGGCTTAACAGCCTCTAGTATATCTTCTGCACTTCTATAGTTGTAGTTTCCAAAGCTATTTCTTTGGTTCTTTGGAGCCTTAAGCTCCGTCTGTATTAATAAAAGTTTATTTGTTATATTCATAATTGTTTAACTATAGTGTAAATATAAACAAAAAATATTAATAAAAAAAAAGAGGGTTAATAAAAACCCTCCTTAAGAAACAAAAAAACAATTAATAAAACACTAGTATAGCCAGATAGCGTTAGGTTTTTGGTCATCATTATCTACGTGAATAAAAGTTTTAGCAATACCAAATCTTTGAAATCCAACCATAGATAAAGCTTCTATTATTTTAAGTCTTTTATTGGTGTGTGTACAGTGAATGTCTGCAGCTCTACCAATTAGATGTGAACTTGCTGTGCCTCCTCCAACTTTTCTATTATGAGCTGGAGTTCTATATCCTGAATTAATTTTGAATTGTATGCCTGCAATATCTCTAGCTTCGTCTAAACATTCAAGAAACTCTCTGTCCATAAATTT